GGCGGCTTGTGCCGTTCGTCGGTGACTGCAATGCGGTCTTTCGGCGGCTGGAAGAAACCTATGGCCCCGGTCGGGAAAGCAGCTTTCAGGTGGCGCGGCTTACAAAGTGGTTCGACCGAGACAACGGCAACGTGATCTTTCTCACCGAAATTCAAGGGTCTTGCGAAGTGGATTACCGCCGCTTCGCCGTTCCGAACGAAGCAGGCGGATTGTAACACTCTAGCGATCCTGCAATGTGGCGGCTGAGCTAGAACATCTTCACCCTGTCCAGCGCCGGAGCGAGGTCCACCAGTGCGGTGATCGTCTCGCCGCTGATGGTGCCCCGCCGATACTCGGCAACAGCACGGCGGAGCCGGAACACGTCGCCCGAGGTGAGCCCCGCTTCTAGGAGCGCGGCGAGGCGATGCTCGGTCAGCCATTCGAGCAACGCGGCGAGGGATGCGCCAAGTTCATCGGCCGAGGCACCGTGCGGCGGGAGAGTCGGAAGCATCGGACGGACGGCGGGCATGGGGCACCTCATGCGGTTCGGATCACGGGGGCGTCGGTATCGGCCAGCGACGTGCAGACATAGCGAATGCAGGTTGCCAGCACGTCGGACGAATGGACGCTGTTGATCTGGTAGAACCGCCCGTCCAGCAGAATCAGCGCGGCCCCGTTCGGTGCCACCTCGCTCAGCACCGTGACGATAGCGGCCCCGACATAGGACGGGCCGAGGGTGAGCGTGGTCTCTCGGGTCCGGTCCACGAAGCCGAGGGTTGTCTCGGCTGCGTCGTATTGGAGTTCCCCGGCGGCGGTGTAGACGGGGGAGCCCCCATCCTGAGCCGTGACATAGACCTTCGCCACCTTGAACGCGGGATTCTGCGCAGCGGCCCGCTTGGCGGTTTGCAGGGGTGTGAGCCTGTTCATGCGTCCCCCCATCCGGCCAGCGTCATGGCCTTCTCAAGGTCCACCCCGGCGGCGGTCAGCACCCCCACGGCACGGGCACGGCCCGCAATGTCGGCCGACATCATCTTGTCAATCGAGATGCTGGACACCCCCAGCTTCCGGCCAAACTCGGGCTGGCACTGGCGGGCCAGCGGCAAGATCGTTTGCAGGGCAAACAGCCGGTAGCCCTCCCGCATGGCTCCGGCGTTGCCGTTCGCCGTCACCAGCGTGGGGGGAACGCCGCACCCGGCCAGAAGCCGATAATGCAGGTCCGTGGTGAAGGGGTTCAGGTCGGCCTTGGCAAGTTCCGGCGTGAGGTCCACGCGGCGAAACTCCGAAGCGTGGCCCCCGGTCTGGTGCGCATAATCGGCCTTGGACGACACGACGGCCAGCGACGACGATTGCAGGCCGACAGCCGCCTTCTGTTGCTGTTCCTCGGGGATGGTCGAGGGCATCGGCAGGAGGCCCTTGCCGGTGTATGCCGTGGCATTGCTCACGGCTTTCTCAATCTCGGCCAGAAGTGCCGGGCTGAGCCCCATCATCTGGAAGGGCGAGCGGCCTTTCCACGGCGTGGCAGCATCGGCGTTGATCGTGAGCTTCAACACCTCGCCTTCCAGCGCCTTCCGGGTTTCCGTTATGCCCGGCCGGGGAATGTGCAGGTGATACCGGCCCCCGGCCAGTTCATCCCAATAGGCGACGTGATCCAGCACCAGCGCAGAGCCCTCGGCCCGAATGTGCCAGCAGCTTTCCCCCTTCATGCAGAGGTCGCGCCCCATCGCTGCCAGGGTGCCGGGGTCGAGCGGGACCGGGGCCAGGTCGAGCATGGCGAAGCCCGAGGTCCAGTAGTGCAGCGCGGTCCCCACCGTGGCCGAAAGCGGCACGTTGCCGTCCGACAGGAGGCCTCGGCGGCGATGATCCATGTATTCGAGCGTCACCCCGAGGGCGGCGCGTTGCTCAAGCGCGGGAGCTTTCTTGCGGAATGGCCACATCACAAACGCACCTCCTGCGCCAGAAGGGCACCGGCCCCGGAGCCCCGGAACACCGGCAACAGGCTCTCGCGGGTATAGGAGAAGTCGCCAGAGGCTTGGCTCCGATACTCCCGCCGGTTAGGCCCCTGAATGAGTTGATAAAGGGCGAGGTAATGCGCGGCCTGCGCCACCCCGGCCGTCACCTCGGCACCCGCCACCGTGCCGGTCTGGGTCAAGCGGTAGAGCGTGAAGGGTTCGAGGTCGATCACCCCGGCCTCGGCCACATAGGAGCCGGGGACGGTAGCCCAAGAGCCCGAGGTGTAAGCCCCCACCGTGATCGCCGCCGGATAAGGGAACCGGGGCCAGCGGAACGTGATCGGGGCTCCCGCCTTCACGATCACCTTGCCCGAGGTCGTCGGCCGATAGCACCGGCCGGTGAAGGCTTCGATCATCGCCCAAGAGGCCGAGAGCATGGCTTGCGCCTCGGCCAAGGTCACGTCGGCTTCAAGGGCAATGTCCCCCGCGTCCGGTTCGGTCGGATCGTCCCCGGCCGTGAAGTAGGTTTCCAGAAGGGCAATCATGGCAGCACGATCCTTTCCGGGCGGGGACGGGTGACATGGGCCAGCGCCTCCCGCGACATGACGCGGAGTTCGGCCTCGGTATCGGGATAGGCCGGGCGGGTGACGATGCTCAGTTCAAAGAGCAACAGGCTCCACAGTTGCCGGATCATCACCCCCGGATTGCCGGGCTCCGGCACCAGCTTCTCGGCCCCCGGCACCACGTCAGGAGGGGGCACCCGGAAACCGGGCGAGATGCCCCGCGCGAGGCCGGAACCGATCATCGCCAGCGCGTCCACCACATGGCTTGCGCGTTCGGCCCCTTCCGGGATCGTGGCGACGAATTCGAGGAATTCCTCGGTATCGCGCAGCGTGAGCGTGCCCGAGGATCGGGACGCAAGGGGCCGGTCGAAGCTATGCCCGGACAAGAGGTTCACCTCCCGTCCGGGATCGTTCAGCGTGAAGCTGAATGCCCCCGGCATCACGGTTTCCTTGCGCACCGTGCCCCGGTCGGACAGGACGGCAAGGGAGTTGTAGGGGAAGCGGCCCGCGATGATCGGGCGGTTCCCCTGTTGCCTCACCTCAAGGGCCGAGGCGGGCCAGATCACGCGGGCCGGTTCCATTACGCGCCTTCCTTGCCGATTTCGTCGATTTTCAGCCAATGTGTGGCGAGGCGCTGCGCCAGAACGTCGGTGAAGCTGAACACCGTGAGCGCCACCTTGCCGGTCTTGCTCTCGCTGTAGGGGTCCACCACCAACTCAGGGCTGCCCCATTGCACCAGATGCGCGTAGCCCGCCGGGGCGGCGATGTAGAGCGAAGCCGTGTCCGGGCTGCCCGAGGTGATCGCGCTCACGTTGTTGGCGAAGACAAGCGACGGGATCAGCTTCCGCGTGGCCTCGTATTCGGTGACGACTGCCCCCGCCATGTTCACCAGCAGGGACCGAAGCATGAACGGGACACCCGCAACCGCGATGCCCGACAGGCTGGACAGCTTGGCCGTGGCCATGAGGTCCGTCGCCCAGTCGATGATTTGCGAATAGGTCAGGTTCACGCCGCCCTGCGACGTGCCGGTCAGCAGAGTGTCGAGGCCCGCAGGCTGATTGCTGGCACCCGTCCCCTGAAACACCGCAAGGTCCATCGCTTCCCGGATCACCTCGGAGAGGTCGCGCCGGAGCATCGGCTCAAGCACGGGGTTCTGGCGGATCGCCTGCCGCGACAGCAGATAGCGGGCGGTCATGGTGTGAATGGTCGGGGTCTTCACGTCGGTGTTGATCGCCGCCGCATCGGCCCCGGCACCTTCGGCCACCCACGAAGCCGAGGCCCCATCGGTCAGTTCGGGAAAGCGGGGTTGCCCCGTCACCTGAATGGCCCGGAAGCCGAAAGCCTGCGCCGCCGACTGTTCAAACAGCCGTTCCAGCGCCGCCATCGTCGGCCGAGTGGCCAATTCGCCCGAAGACGCATCGGGAGCCGCCACCACCGCGTCGTCGCGGCGTTCGAGAAGCGCCTCGGTCGGGAAGCGGACACCCTGCCGCGCCTTGCCGTCGCGCTGTTCCAGTTCGGCCGACACCTCGGCCTCACGGCCAGCCAGTGCGCGGCCTTCGGTCAGCGCCTCCACCACGCTGGCGAGGTTGAAGGCCCGGCATTCCCGGCCGAAGTCGGAATCTGCCTTGTCGGGTTCCTTGATCGCCGCCCGCTGAGCGTCTTCGAGGATCACCGCCGCGCGATACTCGGTTTCCGCGCCCTGATAGGCATCGGTCAGCGAGCGCAATTCGGTGCGGGCGTCGTCGGTGATGGTTTCGGCCTTCTGGATTTCGGCCATGCGTTCCCGGCGCTTCGATTGCGCGAGGGTGATTTCCTGAGATTTGAGCATGTCAGCGCCTTTCATTTCGCGTTGATGTCTTTGGTCAGAGCGTCGAAAAGCGCCGCAAGGGCGCGTTCTGCGAAGGCGGGGAAACCGGATTTCATCTGGTTCACCAGCCCAAGGCGGGGACGCACCCGCGCTTCTCGTTTCAGCGCATAGAGGGGCGTCAGCTTGCGCCCCACGCGCTGGAATAGGATAAGGTTGCCCGCCTTGCTCTCGGCAATGAACGTGCCCCGCCACTGGCGCGGGTTGCGGTAACGGGGCGAGCCGTCAGCGTTCAGGGCGGCGGGGAGCGGGATGAACAGGTATTCGCCCTTGGTCGGGCGGATCGTCCCGCCATACTCCTGAATGCGGTATTCGCCGGGGAGCGTGATCTCGCCCCACACGTCGGCCACCTTGGGCGCGTCATGCACCGTCCCGCCCTTCAAGAGGGCCGAGGTCAGGGTGCCCGTGCGCTTGGCAAGTGCCGTGTCGGTCGTCGCGCTGCCCGAGTGCCGCGCGGCCAGCTTGGCCAGTTCATCGTTGATGAACACGCGCATCTCCCGGCCGACGACATGGCCGAAGTCCTGCACATTCCGGTCCAGCGTGTCGGCCAGCGCATAGAGCCCCACCAGCGCGTCGTTGAACCTCTTGTTCCCATAGGAGACGGAAAGGCCGATTTCGTGAGCGTCGGTCATGTCGCCTCCGGTTCCGGGGCGAAGTGGCCGAGATAGGTTCGGGCGTCGGCATAGTCGCGCCGGAATTGAACCTGAAAGATCACGCTGCCCTCGGCCGTGATCTCGTTCGGGGCTTCCAGATCAATCGCCGTCGCCACCTGCTTGGTATCCACGGCAAGGCCGTTCAGCGTCGTGTCCTTCAACACGCGCCGGACGATCACGCCAATAATGGTTTCGGCCAGTGTCGCCGGGGTTTCTCCCGCCGATGCCCGGAACCGGAAGTCCACGGCCACTTGCAACACCGCCTCGGTGAAGCCCGAGTTGGGCGTAAGCCGTTCGTCCATCGCCACCACGGCGGCAACGATGCGTTGCGGGGTGGCCTTGGGAAGGTCGCCACGATGAACGGCCCCGAAGCTGAGGGGATAGGGGTCTTCCACCGGAGCCCCCGCCGCAATATCGGCCAGGCTGAGACGCAAGGTTTCGAGGATGGCCTCCCGGTATGTTCTAGGCATTGACGTTGCCCCCTGATTTCGCGGTTTCGGAATTGCATTCAACTGCATCGTGTAGAGCGCGCTGGAACGCATCGCGGCCGGGAACGTAGCTGCGGCGGATTTCGCCCGCGCGGTCGCGCTTTTCGTGGCCTTCCCAGCGTTCGCGGGCAGACTTCGCGTTGTGGCAGGAGGGGCAAAGATATTGCAGGTTGTCCCGTGCCTTCGGGTCGATGCCGATCAGGTTCCCCACGGCCCGCCGGATGACGTGATCCACATGGCCGTGCAGGCCGACATACCGGCCGCAGCACTCGCACCGATATTCGGCCCGGAACGCGATTTCCGGCCGGATGCGGGCTTTCCACTCGTGAAGGTCAATCGTGCTGCGGTCCTGAATGCGCCTCACCATAGCTGCACCTCGTATTCGGGCTTGGGGGCGTCCATGTCGGCCACGAAGGCGGAACAGGCGAGGCAGAGGGCTTGCGCCACGTCGATACGGGCGTTGCGGTGCGACTTGTCGAGTTGACACGCGCCGGTCGCGCTCACCTTTACGTCGGCCTCGCCCACGGCGGCCTCAATCAGGAATGAGCGTTGCAGCTTCGCCTTGCCCGAAAGGAACAGCCGCCGGGTGGCGCGAATATCGTTGTCGCCGTCCTTCGGGCCGGTGCCTCGGGTAATCAGCGGCCAGTCGATCTTGGCGCGGGCCATCGCGGTCTTGAATTCCGCGTCCCGGTAGCGGTCGCCGGAAATGGACAACACGGGATGGTCTCCGATTTCATCCCGGAGTCGGGCCAGAAACTCGGCAACGTCGGTGACGGCCCCCGAGGTCTCGAATAGCTCGCCGGTCTCGGCAAGGGTCACATAGAGGTTGCCCACCCCGTCGCGCTTGCCGCGCTGCACAAGGTCCAACTCGCCTTCGCCGGGGAACGCCGCCAAGGTGCGGATCACCCCACTTTCCTTGTAGACGATAACGGCGGCGGTCATGGCGGCCCTGCCCCCGAGGTCCAGCCCCAAGAAACAGGGCTCACCGGGCAGCGGCTTCGCGGCCACGTCATAGGCCCGCTGCAACGTGCCATATTCGATCAGGAGTTGCCGGGAGGGGCTGAGGGGCTGATTGGTCTGCCACACGCGAAACTCGGTGAGGCTCCCGGACTTCTCTCCCTTCTCGAAAGCATCGCGCATGAAAGCGCGGGATTTGATCGTGCCGAGGCCGGGATTGGCCTTCTCCCACACCTCGGGGTCAGACACATCGTCAGAGAGGTCGGCCGCGTAGAGATGCACGGCGGTCCGGGCGTCGGGGCGTTCGATGATTTCCCGATAGGCCGGGTTGTCGCCTTGCGTCCCGGTGAGGATCACCCGCCCGTCACGCGCGGCCACCGCGTCAAAGACGTTTTGCAGGCTCTCGTTCGAGTTCGGCAGGAGGCCGGTTTCGTCCACAATGCCGAGGTCAATATCGAGGCCGTGACCGGCAGTCCTGTTCCCGGAGAGGAATTGCAGCTTGCCCCCGCGCGGCCCGTGCATCACCCCCGGCAGCGGGGACCGGACGAAGGTAATGCCGGGGTTCACCCCCGAGGCTTCCAAAATGTCGATCACCTGATTGCCGACGATCTGAGCATGGACAACGCTCGGAGCCGTCACGCCCCCGCGAAAGCCGGGAATGAACAGCGGGCTATCCGGGCACATATAGCCAAGGATCAGCGCCGCGACGGTTGCGGATTTGCCGTTTTTCCTTGGGGTGCTGAGAACCGTCGTCCGGTAACGCGGCCCCCCGGTGGGATCGTCTTCCAGATGGTCGCGGAGAAAGTCCATCTGGAACGGCAGGAGTTGCAGAGGCTCACCACGCGAAGGCCCGGCAGGCACCACAAAAGTGGCGGCCAGCCAGTCGGCCAGCACCTCTACCCGTTCCCGCTGAGGCTTGCGCTTGAGCCGGATCACGCGAGCACCCCCCGCGTTCTTGCCCACGCTCCGCCCCCTTCGATGGTTGCTGCGGTCCCCTCCTCGGCGGGCAGGGTTCCCTTGGCCTCTGGGAGCGGGCAGGACGGGGCGTGACAGGTCGAGACGGCCCGAGGTAGCGGGCGCGTGACGAAAGCGCTCAGCGAGTCGCCTATCGAGTCAGATGGGGAATGCGTCTGGATCACGGGCACACCATTGCAAGCTGGATGGATTGGCTTGCGTGGTGCCCGCCCGCGAAGTGCGAGCGCCGGGCATATAGGACCGGCGGGCATCAGCAGGAATTGAATACCGGCTTTTCGGGCACGGGTCAATCCGGCTGAATTCTGGCGAGAGCGAGGGGGGCTTGGGGGGAGCTTCTTCTTTCTTCGGGATCACTCTCCCGAAAACTCAGAATTGCTTTGAGGATCGCGCCCGAGAGCGAAGCGAGCCGGGCGTTACTCTCATAATCTTCCGAATACTATGTCCCCTGTTATAAATGAGAGTAACGTATTTAATACTGTTCTATTCAGGAGACATAATGCATTCGGAAAGTTGTTGCCTCAGGCGTTCAGAAGTTTGCCGATAGCCTGCCCCTTCGGCGTCAGGTGCCACCAAAGAGACGGGTTCAACGCGATGATGGATGCAGGCGGCACCGTCCCGGCGTCCTGTAGCTGCATCACATACATGTCCAGCGCGACGTGGTGAAACCGAAGTATCACCGATATGGACGGGAAGTCATAGCGCCGATGCGTCCCGCCTTCACCGTCGTGCATCATGCGGTCAATCTCTAGCTGCACCCCGGCCATGAACATCGGCCAGTCGTGCAGGACGCACCTGAATATCGCCAACTGCGCGCCCTCGGGCCAGTGTTGGGCCAGTCCCCGAAGCATTCCGTAATCCCGTGCCGCTGGTCGTCGGCCGGTCTTCTCAGCGAAGATGTTCGACATGATGTTGGCGACGTGGCGGTCAGTCCTTTCCCCCGGCGTTCCCAAGCGCAGGAGCACCGCCTTGCGCCCCTCCACATGCGTGGTCGTCGAGCAGATCGGGTGCAGCTTGGTCAGATCGCGCAACGTCCTGTCCGACACCCCCAGCAACTCGCACCAGTCGGCTTGAGGCCGTATCGCCCAGGTGAAGCCCTCAAACTCCTGAGGGTGCTCGGCAATGGTTTCTTCGATCAGGTCACATAGCCTTTCATGCCGTTCCTGCTTGTCCTTCCGCATCGCCTATGTCCTTGCATTTATTGCTCGGATCGGCGATTGTGTGGCCGACCCTCTTTAGCTGATTGGGTTCACCTCGTGGGGCATCGCGTCTCGGCAACGCGGTGCCCCTTTTCCTATCACTCGTCAGCGTAGATGCCTTTCGGCTGCACCGGCTTCGCGGCGCTGAGCTTCTCCCATTGCCTGCGATAGCCCTCCCTGAACCACTCTCTAGCGGCTTCCAGATGCTCGGGCAGCGCCTCGCCGTGGGCTTCGAGATACCGCCGCTCGTGTCCTTCCATGTGCAGGAGAATGGCCTCACCGTGCGCGGCAGGCCACGCGGTGAAGAACAGTTCTGCGCAATATTCGCCGTGCCAGATAGCGGGCATCTTCATCAGCGTTTGGGGCGGGCTCACGGGCTCCGGCACGGCCTTTGCTGTCTTCTTGATGCGGATCATGTCTGCCCCCTCACGCCACGCGGTTGGCGTCAAGGAAGCCTTGCACGTCGGCCCGGTGATAGCGGACTGTCCGGTGCCCGAGGCTCACATAGGGCACCCTCGGGGGCGTCCCGTTCTGCCGCGCTTCATGGCGGTCCTTTGCCAGAAACTCCGGCGAGACACCAATGATGCGAGCCGCCTCCGCAGGCGACAGCATGTCAGAGACAGATTCCGGGCGGGATTTCACTTTGATGGGCATTGCGCTCTCCAAGGATCGAAGCTGGCAGACCACCGTTCTACGGCCCGCCGGTTACGGTAGCTCCGCGCTGCCCGCTCCACCCGCGACCCTAAGGTCGCCAATGCAGCAGGACGGGCCTCCTTGCCAAACGCTGACAGTAGTATGGGCCTTCACTCGCCAGAGTTCAAGCCCTCCCATTGGTCTATATAATCCGAAATGCGCTGCGTAGATTCCCGGAGCATTTCCGGGTTGGCCAGAATTTGATAACCGGCGGTCACGTCGTTTCCAGATGCGTGATTGAGAAGCCGCTTTACCTTCGATTGCTGAATATCCAGCGCCGTGGCGACAGTCGCAAATGACCTGCGCAGATCGTGAAACTGAATATCCCACCCGAGGGCTTCCCGGAATGCGTCTAGCGACTTTCGAGGATCACCATAATGGGACGCGCCCCAGATATATTCTTGCCCCTCTGTGGTTTCGGCCAGCTTTTGGAACAGGGCGAAGGTCTGCCCCGCCATCGGCAGCGTAAGCGCGTCGCCGTTCTTTGCCCGGTCCTCGGTTATGACGAAGACCCTTGCCTTCATGTCCACGTCGCACCACCGCAGATGCGCGGCCTCGCTCATCCTCATCCCCGTGCGGGCCAAGAGTTCCATGAAGATGCAGAATTTCGTCCCGGCGTCCCGATGCCGATTAGAATTCGTTGAAAAGCCGTCCAGCGCCGCGAAGAACGCGGCCCAGTCGCTCACATAGGACTTCTTGCGCTTCGGCTTCGGCATGATCTTCTTGCGCTGGACGATCAGCGCAGGACATTCCGGCAGGATCGGGGTGCCGTCCTTGTCGGTGAGGTCAGCCCTCGCCCAGTTCCACAGGCTCTTGAAGGCGCGCGTGGCATGTGCCGCTCCAGCCGGGCTTCGCGCAAGAATCGCCTGAAACCGCGCCTGATACATCACCGGCGTGACGCGCCGCATTTCCATGTCCATCCAATCCCCGAATTCCCGCCGCATCGCGTTGCGGTATCCGGTGACAGTCGAGGCTTTGAGATTGCGCTCAGCGAGCCACCCCTCCACCGCTTGGCCCAGAGTGCGCAGCTTCGCCCGCTCCCGCCGGAGTTCGGCGTTCCGGTCCTTCCCGTCGGCCATTTCGCTCAGCCGCTTCTTGGCCAACTTGCGGGCGTCGTTCAGGGTCAGTTGATCGGCCCGGCCGATAGTGACGCGGCGCGTCTTCGCCCCCACGCGGCTCTGGACGACGTAGACCTTGGACGTGGTGCCGACACGCACCCCAAGGCCGGGCTGCCCGGCATCCCAGATGAACCGTTGACCGGCGAGGGCCAGAGGCATGTCGCGCACTTCTTGTGCTGTGAGTTTACTGGTCATAGCGCCCCCGCGTGGCTGCATCTAGTAAGCAGTTAGTAAGCAGATTTTGGGTTCTCACCGCATAAAATGGACTCGCATGGAATCTGCGTCAAGTCTGATTTTATGTTGTAAAGTAATGGCTTGCAGATGAATGGGCGAGCATGGAAAAGATTGGACAGACACTAGATTTTGGGACTGTTAATCAATTGGTCGTAGGTTCGATCCCTACCGCCGGAGCCAATTCCCCTTGATTTTATTGGGAAAATTGGCGCGACACGAATTCTACTAACAACCTACTATCGCAATCGGGTTGGTTGTTCGCGCCTTTTCCGCCCTGCCGAATGCTCACGAAGACGTGACCGCATGTCGCACCCTGCGCAGTTGGGTGCCTTCCAGCTTCGCTCGCAAAACGCCACACAAACACGTTACCTGTGTTAGGATCACAGCATTGAATCGCTAAAGAGGATAAGGGCTTGGACGGGAATTCTGTGATTATTTTGGTATTGGCACTTGTGTCAATCGTGTCGTTGGCTGGGGTTATCTACCCATTCAAGCCGTTCAAGAGCCGTTGGGTTGCGTTGGCGTCCTTCGTCGGGTGCTTCGTCCTTATCGGCGTGACAGGGCCATCGCCGGAACCTGCGGAAACCGCCATGCCGGAAGTGAATGAACGCCCGTGGGCTGCGCCGGAAGGCGACGAACGGCTTTGGGTCACGTCCGACCGGTTGAACCGGCGCACATGCCCGTCGGATAGCTGCGGCGTCGTGGGGCAATTGTTCTTCCGCGAAGGTGTGACCGTGCATGAAACACGCGATGGTTGGGCGCGAATAACGCAGTCCTATGACGCATCGTGCGTAAGCGGTCGAAGCGAATACGTTGATACGGGCAACGCAGCCTGCGACCCTGCGAATGGCATTACTGACGGCCAGTTCGCCAAATGGGTTTCGGTTGAATACCTATCGGAAACCCGCCCGCCTGATCCCGCTGCGGGCGCAGCGGGGATTGAAGCTTTGGTGGCAGGGTCCGACGACTTCGCGCGATACCGAACCGCTTTCGCAGAAGCGGCGCAATCTCTCATTGCGCAGCGTCGTTGCACCGAACGCGACTTCCGCGATATGGGCGGTTGGGTGAAATCTACCAACCATCGCAACCAACCCATCTATTTCACCTACTGCGGTGGCGCGACGGTAGCCAACCGGCTGTATTTGAACGCAGATACGGGCGAGATATTCAGATAAAAATGCCCCGGCTGCGTCGGTGCACGCAAACCGGGGCTAGTGTTCTGAGTCTGACGGTTGTTACCTTGGTCCACGGATTTCATCGAGTTTGTCCAGCGCGCGTCGTTCTCGGGTG